TCGCATAGCATCATCTTCTAACGCTTGTAATCTAGAAAATAAAACAGCTATATCTGAGCTAACCATCGTATCTTCTCTTAATTGATTGAACTCTATTTCAACATATTCCATACGTTCATCAATATTAGTTAATGTTGTAACTATTTCTCCAACTGCTGAAACTCCTGCACCTACGGATGAAAGTAAAGCTATACCCGTAACAATTAAACCTATGTTATCTTTAATTTTATTAAACATTAACCACCAATTTTCCAGATAATTTCTGTAATTTCTGAGTCAATGCCTTGTATTATATTTAAAACATTAGCTAACTTACCATCAGCGTTTATAACTTCAACCTTTAAAGCTGTTACCTCTTGTTGTAGATCGTTAACAGTTTTAAATAACCAACCTACTAAAGCAGCTAAGCCACCCTGTAGAATTTGATTTAAATTAATTGTTGCTTTCACATAGCTCCTTTAAGCAGTACGGCAAAAGAAATTATTATTCCCATATAACTAAAAAACTCATTTTTTGAAACTTTACTATTAACTTTTTCATGAACTTCATCAATACGATTATTTATGCGCTCTTGTCCATCAAGAAGTATTAAAAGCATCTCTTTTGAAGTCATGCCGTTACTTTCTGCCATAGTACTAATTTACTTGAAAAACCAAATATTTTGAAATTTGTACCTTTTTTTTATTTTCTTTATCTAATATCATGTAACTTATACATCCTGACTTAGATTTAAGCTGAAAAAGGATTTTCCCATAACGCCATATAATTTCCTGTGTAGCTGGATAAATAAATTCAGATCCTGCAATGACGAATTTAACTTTTTGATGTTTTTTAAAAGAGGGGATCTCCATATTTTTCATTGTAGTGCATACGTTTAGCAACTTTTCTATATTCAGTTTCGTTTAAACCATGTTTTAAAACATTTTCTTCCTCAATTTTTATTCCATCTACTAAAGCTAATAAAATGCTCATTAAATCAGAAAAGTTAAAATCTAGAAATATTTCCTCTGTTTTTTCCGTGTGAGCAATAATATCGAATAAATCTTTATAAGTATAAACAATTTCCCAGCTTGACTGAACGGATCTTATATCTAAACCAAAACATAATCCTCCATAATGGTCAGCAAAAGTATTGTGAATTAATAAAGGATCAATTATCTTAATGTTATAAATCCTGTTTGCTAATCCAACATCCTCTAAGTGTCTTTTAATTATTTCATAACCTTTATTTATTTCATCAGAATAAACGTTCATCAAAAACCTTATTTAATTTATACATAAAAGGTCTGTGATTGTGTAACTTGCATTTCTCTCCCTCTATGTTGTGTTGTACCGCTCTAAGCTCTGCAATTCGCTGGGCGTAGTCTTTTATAAATAACTCTCTAAAAAAAATCATACTACATACCCACTCCCCCTCATGTCTTTTTAAAATATCTAATATTCTTTGTTTATCACTTACTTTTTGCATATCTCCCCCAACAATGTTTCGAACTGTTCCAATGATGCCAACCATCATAATATGAAAGCCATCTAGCCGCCATTACATTAGTTTCAGCATCATACATATCTAAACCTTTATTATATATATCTTTTTCCAACCAATCTTCTGTTTTGTTATTAAATTGAAACAAACCCTGATCAAAAGAGTTATCTCTGTTATAGCCCGTTGCCTTAACTTTGCCATCCGACTCACAACTTATAACAGCTAAGGCAAACAAAGTATCTTCTTTAAAATATTTGTTTGTTAAGCCGTACCATTGCTTGACGTCTTGCAAGTGATTACATAAAAAATAATCATCTATAGATTGCTCAGTTATTTCTATTTGTAGAAGTAAAGAGCAACCTATAAAAAGTTCTATCATTCCTCTTCGCTTTTTGCCTCATATTTAGCAAACATAACAGGCTCAATATTTTTACGCCATTTATCAGGCAAAACTAAACAATCTTTTTCAAACAACTGCTTTATCTGTTCTTGATCTGAGTCATCTTTAACTAAGTAATGTTGCACACCAATAAATTTAACTGTTACTTTTTTCATTGATTTTTAGGTAGTAAAAGTGTTGATTGTCTAGCACTTCCCCACTTGTAATGAGTAGTTTCAATTCCCTCATCATTAGCTAAATTACAAATAAGTTGCCCTGCCTCAGACATAATTGCTTCAATCAATCTCTCTTTTTGCATTTCATCATTTTCATCTTTAGTTGTAAAAGTCATGTTGACTGATACAAACATACTTTTATTTTTAATTCCCATAAATTTCCTTTTGCTTATTATATTTATAACTATATTTATTAAATTCTGGCTGTTTTATTTCAACATATTTACCCTTTTCAACAAGTTTTTTAAAAATTAAGTCTTTGTCTTTTGGATGTTTTAAGTTCCATTCAACTGTACTTGTTTTTAATAACTTCTTTGCTGTTTTGTTTAAAGGATAAATATATCGAAACATTAATCCCTGTATTTTTTCTAATTCTTTATATTCTAAAAAATCAGCAGTTAACCAAAATACTTTTTCTTTTCCTAAAAATTTAGCATTTTCTTTACACAAATCTGATGCTGTTCTAGGATGAATTTTTTCTCCATATTTAGTTCTATAAACTAAGGTTTTGAAATTACCCCCATATAGAAAGTTTGCAGCTTGATATACATAACCTGCCTTTCCCATTATTCCATCTGCTAATGTGTAAAGAAATAATAAATCAGGTAAATTAATTTTTATCCATTTTACTACTTCTGCTATAAACTGTGTTTCTGTATTTTTAGGCAATTCATCAAGTAAACACATTTTTCCAATTTCATAATAACTTGATGTATCTAATCCATTAAATAGTTTGTTGATTGTACCTTTAGGTTGTGTTCCCCATCCCAAAGTCATTACTGCAACTAGCTCATTATTAATATAGCTTCCTAAATAATGTTTAGTCAATCTAGGCATAACTTTTGAATAATGATGGTTATGAACAAAGTCTATGCATTCTTTTTTGTCTATTTCCTCAATAACAAAGTTCATTTAGCCCAATCCTTAATGTATTTTTTATGCTTTCTAGGCGTTCCGTCTGCATTCAAATTAGCAGTTTGCTTATTTATACAATCACAGTTTTCGCTATAAATGTCTAAATTTAGGGTTTTATTAAATTCTGAAACATATCTTCTTAAAATTCCATTAGGATATTGTAAATTTAATGAACAGATTTCCCCCTCTAGTTCTAAAACGTATCTAATGTTTTTTTTCAAAGAAACATTTTTATAGATAACTGTTTCTGAAATTGGCTTGTTTCTTCCCCACATGTGTAACAATTTCTCTCCTCCTTTTCCATAATATATTTTCTCTTCTTTTCTCTTCTCTACTCTACTCTGCTCTGTAACATCACTATTTGTGACAGTAACGTTACGCGTTATGTTACGCATCGGGATCTAGTCCAATGCTTTTCATAGTTGCTTTATATTTCTTTTTAGTTTTATCTTCTGCCTGTCTTTGTCTGTAGGCTTGTTGACGTTGAGCGTTCATCTTTCTATAAGAGTCCAGCTGTGAGTATTTATCTTCCCAGTCGTGAACATAGTATCCTGATTTCTTTTTGTCTATAAAACCAGCTTCAACCATTGCCTCAAGTAGGTCTATCCCGTTCCAAACTAATTCCTTAGTCAATTGAGCGTGTGGGATGTGTCCTGCTTTTTTACCATATTCAAAAGAGTAAGCCCACAATGCAACTAATGCTCCTAATGCCTCTATTGCAGTTAATCCGTTTGCTTTTGCAAATAAAATTAACTTAGGATTTCTGACAAAAGAAACATCCACTTGTATCCAACCTGACATTCATTATTCCCCTCTATTTGTTTCTACTTGCAACAATGTTACAATGTCTGATATTTTATTCTTAACAGATTGCATATTGTCAATATTTAAATCTTTCTCAATTAGATCCATTTTGCTTAGTGCTTCTGCATACCAATTTTTCGCGTTAGTTTCATTGTTTTGTGCAATCGTCATAGCATGCGACTTAACATTATTAATAACATGGCTTTGAGAAGTAGAAACATCCTTAACTATGCCTGTTGCTACTAATTCCTCTACTTTTGCCTCTAACTTCGTTTTAGGAGCGATTTTAGGCGTACTATCCTTAGTTGGTACAATTCCCTCCATCTCTTCCTGTGTTGGCTCAGATCCAAACAAAACACGTAAACATCGTCCTCGGCTTTTTTGTTCTGCTTTCTCTAACCAATGTTGCTCAGTAGAGGTTTTGCTTCCGTGTCCTGTGCATTTAGGATCTATTGAATCTTCATCTTGATAAAACATTGTTTTAAAAACAACAAAGTTTTCATTCAAATCAATCATTTCAGAAACTAACCTACCATTAGGATAATCTTTATTCATTCTCTCAATTAGATCATCTACTTTTACATAATCTTCTAAGAAACTAGCTGCCATTAGACTTCCTCCATTTCATAGCCCTCATGAGTCCAACACTTTAGACAAACAAAACCCCCATCATCAGCAGGAGCATCAAAATTATGAGTACCTGTAAACAAGTTGCACCAGTTAAGAACTTCCCCTTCTTTTAAACGTGATTCAAAGTCTGTCATATCAAACTTATTTTTTTCATCTTCTCTTAGTCTTTTATCATCTAGCTTTATGCTTACATAAGCCATTGTTAGAAATAGAGATATAACTCCATAGACTACAAAGGCTAGATATATTATTTCTTGAATTAACATTATTAACTCCCCTTTTTTTTTAACTTACGACAATTATAAACAGAATATATAAAATTTGTCATACTTTTTAAATTAAATTTTGTACCTAGAGACTAGTAAGATAAAGGTATAGCACTAAAAGATTAATTACTCCCCCGAGTAAAATACTGATACCCTAAACAAATATCTTTAGTGCTATATAAAAAAGAGGAGTTTACAAAAACTCCTCTTTTTCTTTATATATTAATAACAAAAGGAAATGTTAAAAAGTTGCTATTGCTAGTTTCTTTTTAATTCCTCTTCTAACAGTACTATTATGTTTTTATTTTTTCTATCTAAATAACAAATTAAATCAAATATTGCATAATGGAAGATCTTCAACACATTACGTAAATCTAATTTAAATTGTAAAAACGTTAGTCTCAACTAATCTTTTTTTTAGCAAAAGATTTTAGAACAGACATTACCGCAGCTCCACCTGAAAGAGCAGCTATTTCTAACGATGAAATCTCTATTCCCATAACTGGTGTAATTACTAAAGCTGATGTTGCAGCTTCTATAAACGTCCATATACATCTTTCTAAAAGATCTTTTATTTCTTTCGACATACTTATCTCCTTAATTTGCTTTGAAACCTTTTAATATTATTGCTTGCCTTAATGCTTTAACTTCTGCTTTTAAATGTTTAATTTCTACAGCTAAAACCTCCGTTATATCTTTTTGTGGAGGCATATAGTCCTTAACTTTATTTGAAACAATTTCGCCATCATAATCTATATATGTTGCAGTTACCTTTTCTCCTGATTCTATAGCTGGAGAAACAATCTTATAAACTTCTTTATAAGCCGTTGTACTGTTGCCGATAAACGCGTCTTGTTGTGTTTTACCAAGCAATAAGCAGCCTGCTGTGTCATCGTCATCATTGCCAATGTGCCATAATATATATTTGAAATTAGGTACGTTATTAACGTGGATCATGCCTATATGATCAGAAAATTTAGAAATGTACCTATTATGGAAACCTCCCTCTTTTCTTAACGTTAATGTATATGTACCAGCGGGGATTCTTGTTTCTCCGAAAACTTTAGTTGTTTGTGCTTGATCTTCTAATGTATAGCATAAGAATTTTCTTTGATTGTTAGATATGTCAAAAAGAATTCCAGAAGTGAAATCATTAGAGCTGTTGAATCTTAATATTTCAAGTTTCATATTTACCTTATAACCTTAATATAGTCCCATTTCTCTTCGCCTCCAATTACAAGAGTGAGCATTCCTGCCCTAGATTTATCTCCTTTTGTGTTCTCAAACCACTCAGATCCTGAATCTAATGTAGGAGCTTGTACTATAAGCCTATCTGAACTCTCATAAGCAGAAAAATAATGGTAATGTCCATGTAATACAATATCAGAATCAGCTGTTTCATTTCGAGAAAAAGCTTGATCTGAAAGCCATTTTCTTGATTTTGCTTGACTATTAATTCCGCCTCTCATTTGATGCCCATGTAAAATCGTTAAAATAGTGTTAGAAATTTCAAAAGTTAAAGACAACTCATCTTCAGGAATAATAAAATCTAATATATTTTTATAGGCTGGAGATTCTGAAAAGATTTCTTGTATTTCCTCAGCTAACATAACATCTTTATTATCTCCAAAAGTTGTGAAAGCTTTTCCATTCTTTCTGCTTTCTCCATGATTTCCACCAATAAAAGCTATTAAACCTTTTTTAAACAAAGGCATTATTTCCTTTATTAACGTATAGATCATTCTCCGAGCTACTTTTTGTTGCTGTCTTTCATCTAAATCTGTTTGAAATTCTTGCATGGCATAATGTCCAGAACAGGATTCAACAAGATCCCCTAAACCTACAAATAACACTTGTTCTAAAGTTTGATGTTTTTGTAACTCTTTAATTTGTTGTTTTATCTTAGGAATATAACTCATAAATCTCTCTATTGATTCCTCTGTCCCACCTTTTCCGATTTGAAAATCAGCAAGCGCTATTGTAAACGTTTTAGAATTCTTAGTGATCTTTTGTTTTTTTATAGGTTTCTTTTTAAAAGAATCAGTTAACAACTTTTTAAAGTCTTCATCTGGCATATATTGTTTACTTGATACAATCTTTGCTTTAAAATAAAACAGACGTTCAATCCCGTTAAGTGTGTTCATGTCCCAAAATCTTATCTCTGCTTGATTTTCTAAAACTTTATATTTATGTGCATCTTTTCCAAAGTATGATTCAAGTTGCTCTTTCCAATCTATCTCCTCTGTTTTAGATTCAGCTACTATTTCTCCTGATTGTGTTTTCTTAGAATAAGAGACACTAGGACGAAAACCAGCAGGATATTCTTTTTTTACTTTTTTATGAGTAGATTTATTAGATCTAGTTTTGGCGTAATCGTCTAAATTATTTGATTTTACCATTACGATAATCTCTAAAATATCTTCTTACTGTGTTGTAGTTTAAATGAGAAAACTGAATATAAGTTTCAGTTAAATATTCAGCAGCTGTTGTGTCTGAAATATAAGATTGTTCTGCTTCTTTAGCTACTTTAAGAAATATTTCTTTTGCTTCTGGTACGTCTAAAATAAACCGCCTTGAAGCGTATTGCCCTGTTTTGTAGCCCTGTTTTTTAGAGTATTGTTCTAATGATTCCATTATTCAACTCCTATAATTATAGATTAAGTTAGAAAAATGACAATTTATGAAGGTTTAGGATTATCTGATTTAACTTTAGCTATATGGTCTGCCCAAGTAGTTGTTTCATTAACTGAATCCCAGTATTGAAGATCTAATTGGTCTTGAACTGAAGCATAGGCTAATTGCCTAGCTTTAATATAGCCATTGTCTTGTACATCTAATTTATTATTTGCACAATCAATAACCATTTGTGCAAAATCTGAATCATTTATAGCTAATCTTTCGTTATTAACATTCTTATAAATTCCATCGCTTGAATCTCTTTTAGCTTGTAATTCACTTGTGCATTCTGTTGTAAATTGTTCTAATGTTTTTGCCATTTGTTTATCCTTTCTCTTATCTTAAGATTGTATCTTATACAACGTAAAAGTTCCATTAGCAAAATTATTACCACTTCCTAAAAAGAAATGAACTCCATCTGTAGTTTGTGCTTCTGTCAATAAACCACCACCTGCAAAAAAACCAGTTCGAGTATTTGAAGAAGCTCTATGTACATTATTATAAGTCACAAAACTGTACTCACTAGAATTATTAAAATTAAAAAGATACATAATTAAATTAATTGAGTTTGTTCCAGAAGTTCCTGTTGATTGATTTGTGTCTAAACTAGATTGATTTTCTGCACCTGTGCTACCCATAGTTGCATTATTGTACATAGCCCTATGTGCATAATCATAATTTGAAGAAGTGTCTGCACTACCACTTACAGTAAATCTAATTTTCATATCATCATTACTGTCAAAAAAAATATTACTACACGCAATCATATAAACATCGTTAGTACTTACTCCTGTTAAAGAAACGCTTGAAACATTACTTGTTACTGTTTCTGTATCTACTTGAATTAGTGAACCTGCCATTATCTATACAACCTTAAATCCATATACTTCTATCTCCATTGTTATTGTACCTGCACTAGGAAAAAAGTTAATACCTGTTATTGTTTGTGCAGTTTTTTCAACTCCCCCACCTTTGTAAGCTTGTAAAACACCAGTCCAAGCATTAGATTGGTCTGTTAAAAATGTATAACTAGAACTATCATTAGGATGAAACACCATCATATTAATTGAAGCACCATAGGCATCACCACCACCATAGGAAACACCACCAATAGAAGTGTTATTGCTTCCAGTAAGAGTTGAATAAGTTGTATTAGAGAATAAAAGTTGAATTGCTTGGTCATAAGTTGAACTGCTAACAACACCACCTGTATCAATAAATCTTACATTAATATTTGCTGCTGTGCTTGTTTGTAATGTAGTTACAGTGACTTGATAAATATCATAATCAGCACTAAAACAATCTGTTACAGATAATGAACTAACAGTACTTCCACTAGCTGATTTTATAAACTCTAAACTTCCTGCCATAATCTAACTTTCTGCAATTCCGTACAATGATATATTAAATGAAGTAAAGTTACCACCTTTTGTACTAAGTATTCTAAAAGCATTAACAGCTTGTGCAGTATTTTGTACACCATTACCGAATCTCATAACATCTGCTCCTGTAGTTCTTTGATTAAAATTTTGATATGAACAAAAAGTATATTTAGAACTGGTTGAAGCATTATATATGTAGCAGTAACCATTTGCATTTTCAAAACCTGCACTTCCAACATTTTCTAACATAATTTGACTATCAGAAGTTGATTTATCTTCTCCAGCAGCACCTGTGGGTG